TTCGTGGTGATCTACGGCGTGCCCGTGCCGGCGCCCTGGGGCAAGAGAATCATTATCGTGGGATGAGGGCGGCGGACCGCCGCAGGAAGCGAGGGGGGAATGAAGGGCAAGATGACAGCGCTCGCGAATAGGCCGAAGGCAGAACTCCATTATGACGCGGCCTGCCGGGAGATTGAACAGGCAAAGACGATGGATGAGGCGAAAGTCTTTTCTAGTAAGGCCGAAGCCATCGCAGTGTATGCGCGGCTGATGGGAGATCGAAAGTTGGAAATCGACGCGCTTGATGTTCGTGGGCGCGCCGAAAAGAAGTGGGCTGAGCTTCACGAGACGATGAAGGCGAAGGGAACAAGAAGCCAGCTTGTGGGGCTGGGAGTTATTGGCGGTTCCGGAAATGAACCGCCAATAGACACACCCACCCTCGAAGAGCTGGGCGTGGACAAGAAAGAGAGCGCCGAAGCTCATAAACTCGCCGCGTTGCCGAAAGAAGAGTTCGAGCAGAAGGTTGCAGTCTGGCGCGAGATCGAAGAGAAGGGCGACGGACACGTCGGCAGACACATCTTAAACGCCGGAAAGAAGAAGCAGGGGCGGCAGCAACGAGAGCGGGCACCAGCGCCATTCGATGAAGAGAGCCAGCTTGGGCAACTTGCCCATGCATTCCGAAAGGCGGTTGAAAATCTGTGGCCAAAAGAGAGGGATTTAACGCCAGTCATCGGTCAGCTGCGCCGTTATGCTGATTACCTTGAAAGCGTGCAGTTGAAAGGGGTGCCCAATGGACAATGAAACGGACATGATTTGTCTTGCTCCCAAGGCGCACATCCTGTACAGCATCGCAGCGCAGAGACTTTCATGGTGGCAAATCTTGTGCGAAGGTATCGACAATTCCTTGGATGCGGGAGCGACGTGGGTTCGGGTCACTGTACGGGGCAAACGAAGTCTTTCAATTGCTGACGATGGAAGCGGCTGCCAAAACCTCCATGACATGGTGCAGCTCGGGGCAACCACGCGCCACAAAACGACAAAGCTCGGCCGATACGGCATAGGTCTCAAAGATTTGGCGCTCGTTGCCGGCGGGGCAGATTCGACCTTTCAAGCGAAGACGACTGTTGGTTCACTCTTCAGTCAGCTTGAAATAAAGTGGAGTGAATTCGCAAGCAGAGGGTGGATTTTGCCTCGCATAGATCCAGTTAAGACGGAGTCGGTTATGAGCGGCACAACGGTGACGATCATTCCACTCCTGAGAAAGTTTCCGGAAGGCAAAGACCTCACAGACTTGATGGATCAAATCGGTTATCTTTTCTCGGCGGCGATTAAGGCTGGAAAGCAAATCACAGTACAGATAGACAGGGATCCGCCGATCATCGTGCAGCGATGGAAGATGCCGCCGTTGAAACAGTCAGAGCCGATGGTCGATCAAGAGATAGAGGTGGGTGGGCAAAAAGCGAGGGTCTATTGTGGAATCGTCGAAGACGGCGCTCCCAATCGCCGCTGTGGACTGACTTATCTCTATGGGTTCAGGGTCATAATTCCGGCAGGGTCTAGCGGTTGCGGCAACTATAGTCCGGCGCGTATCTGCGGCTTCGTTGAGCTTGATGATTCATGGCCGCTCACAAAAAATAAGGACTCGATCATCGCGGCGGAGGCACTCTTTGCTGCGGTCGAGCAGGTCTGTCTTCCGGTTTTGAAGCGAGCCGAGGAAATAGGAGAGTTGATCTGTTCGGCGGCGTTCGACCATGATGTTACCTGCTTGCTGCGGGGCAGTATGGACGTTAAGGATAATCAGAAAGCTCATCGGCCCGGCTCGGGCGACATACGTGGGACAGCGGTTCCAACCGGTAAGGGAGAAGAGCACAAGCGAGCGCGTAAAACTCAGCCTGGGGGGAAGCTGCCACGGCATGACGCGAGCAGCTTCAGCGTGACACATGGTCATTTGGGAAACGGAACGATTGGACAAGTTAAGTATCCATACATTATTCTCAATTTAGACAACCCGTTTATTGCTCAGGCTCGCAAGGAAGACAACAAGACGGCAGCGGTACTTGCAGCCGCAACGCTGATCGGTGTCCAATGCTGCCTCGTTCCTAATAGCCAGATGAAGTTGAAATTCTCGGTTGGAGAACAACCAGAAGACATTTCACGCGCTGTAGGGGAAATTCTGAGCGGAACGATTATAGCCGAGACGGAATGAGATGCCGATGAGCCGTCACTACCGTGGCTATGACGCTCGGGATCACGGCAAAAGCCTGGAATCATCCGCAAGGCAGCGGGAAGTAAGGGAGCATCGGGATAGCCGGCAGCGCAACTTTGTGTGTCCCGGATGTTCTCAGGTTTTTAAGAACGATTTGGATTTCAAGGTGCATTGGAAAGAGGCGCATATCCGGAAAAGCCCGGACAGTAGCCAAAACCCCCTATGAATAAACCCATTGAAGGACGATGCGGCGCCCAGCTTCGCAGGAAGCCCGGGATATTCTGCGCCAAGTGGCCGATTCAAGGGCGCACGCGCTGCCGACTTCACGGTGGCATGACGCCACGGGGAATCGCGAGCAGCAGCTTCAAAGAGGGCTACTTCTCGCAGGCTATGCCGGGCGCGTTGCGCGGCAAGTTTTTGAGGGCGCAGGCAGACCCAGACCTGCTCTCGCTGGCGCGGCGCGTGGCGCTATTGGATGCGCGGCTGGCCGAAGTGTTACCGCAGACGGCGGAGCCGGGGGGAGACTGGGTAGCGGCGGTGCAGGCGTTCGACAAGATGGACGCGGCGCAGGCGTCTAAAAACGTGGAAGGCGCACGGCAGGCATGGGGTGAATTGCGGGTGGCGATCAAGGGGGGCGGGGCAGCCGAGGAAGCGGCACGGGAGCGGTGGCGCGAAATTGACCGGCTGGTCGAGGGCGCGCGCCGGCTGATTGACTCGATCCAGAAGCACCAGGTGCAGCAAGCCCAAGTCGTCACATTGATGCAGATGAACACGCTCTTCACGGGACTGGCGAATCTGGTACGCAAGGAATTCGTGCGGCTGACGGCGCAGACGAAAGATGAGCGGGAGAAGAAGGCGATCCAGGAGGCGCTGCGGAACGTGTCGGTGGGATTCCAGAAGCTAGGGAACGTCACGACGCCACTGCTGGCTGAAACTGTCCAATAAGCTGAAGAAGGCAAAACAACCCGCAAGGAAACCGGCGCGCATCAAGCGCCTTGCCGATCCGTCGGCGTCCGACGCGCGGGATGTAGGGCCGCTGGGAGGCAGCCTACATAGGGCGCAACTCATGCGCTCGCCTGTGGCCGAGGTTTGCGAGAACGTCGCCCGCATCCTCCAGCCCGGCAAGCTGGGCGGTGGCATCAACCTGAAGGAGCCGGCGTTCGAAAAGCAGCGGCAGTTCATCGAAGCTACAAACAAGCGTGTCATCGTACGGGCCGGTCGGCGGGGGGGGAAGACGATCGCGGCTTCAATTCGCGCGGTGCGTGCCTTCCTGTCGGGTCATCGCGTGTTGTATGCGGCGCCAGTCATCGAGCAGATCAACCGCTTCTGGACGGAAGTCTGCCGGGCGCTTCAGGAGCCGATTGACGCCGGCATCTACTACAAGAACGAAACCCGGCACATGATTGAGTTGAAGGGCACGGAGCAGGCGATTACCGGCAAGACCGCATGGGATGCTGATTCACTTCGCGGCGACTTCGGGGATCTATTGATCTTGGATGAGTGGCAGTTGATGAACGAAGATGCGTGGGGCCGGGTTGGGGCGCCGATGCTGCTAGACAACAATGGCGACGCGATGTTCATCTACACGCCGCCGTCGATTCATTCGCGATCGGTGACGAAGGCCGAAGACCCGCGCCACGCTTCGAAGATGTTCAAGCGGGCTGAGGAGCAAATGGCGGCCGCCGCAGCCGCGGGGAAGGAGAGCCGCTGGCTGGCCATCAGTTGGCCATCGGATGACAACCCCACGATCTCGGAAACTGCGCTCGCCGAGATCACGCAGGACATGACGGCCCTGTCGTACCGGCAGGAAATCATGGCCGAGGACACCACGGAAGTTCCGGGAGCGCTTTGGAGCCAAGCGTTGATCGACGGCACCCGGGTAGACAAGGCTCCCGCTCTCGTCCGCATCGTCGTGGGGATTGACCCGAGCGGCAGCTCGACGACCGAGGCGGGAATTGTTGCGGCCGGCATCGACGCCCAGGGGCACGGCTATGTGCTGCGTGACGCTTCACTGCTCGCACCTTCTCCCGAGCGGTGGGCGGCGGCCGGCATTGAGGCGTATGCAGCGCTGCGGGCGGACCGGATCGTGGCTGAGCGCAATTATGGCGGCGATATGGTCAAATCGACGATTCACGCCGTCGATGAGAAAGTCTCTTACCATGATGTGGTCTCGACCCGGGGGAAGATGGTGCGTGCGGAGCCGATCTGCGCCTTCTATGAAAAGGGAATGATTCATCACGTCGGCGAATTCCCGGAGCTGGAAGACGAGATGTGTTTGTCTGCGGGGACATTGGTCGCGACACTCCGAGGAGATGTTCCAATAGAACAAATCAAGACTGGAGATTTTGCTCTTACTCGTCGCGGATTTAGGCCGGTTCTTTGGACTGGATGCACTGGAAGCAAAAATACGCTGACGGTTCAGACAGTCATCGGGGATATAAGCTGTACCGGTTCTCATCCTCTTGCTATAATCCAGGAGAATTTGAGCTGGAAAAAAGCTCGAGATGCCCGGCCAGGAGATCGGATCTTATGCCGCGGAAAGCTATCAGGGAGTGCGTCGAGTTTCGGGGAGAGAAATACTATCGGGCAAGCGATGGCTATTTCAAAACGTCCCATTCTCGCGGCTGTCGGCTCCTTCATCGCGATGTCTATGAGGCTCATTACGGAGCGATTCCGGCCGCCCATCACATCCATCATGGCGATTGGGATCGATCAAATAATGATCCCGCAAACCTATTCGCCAAGTCTACAAGGGAGCATAAGCGGATTCACGGACCAAGCGGTGCTTGGGTGGAGCCTCCTGCCGAAAAAAGCCCAAAGAGAAAAGAAGAATGGAGCCGGAGAGCGCCGCATACGGAAGTTTGCCCTGAATGCAGACGACCATTCGAGACGCGGGGCAACAGGACCATCTTTTGTTCCAGAAAATGTCGGGACATCCGTTATCACCGCGATCACCCCGAATGGTATCGCTGAACCTGTGTACAATCTACATGTTGCTGACTCTCCCGAGTTCTTCGCAAACGGACTTCTAGTTCACAATTGCTCCTATGTGCCAGGTGCGAAGAGTCCCAATCGAATGGATGCGCTGGTCTTTGCGATGACGGACTTGATGCTTGAGAGCCAGGCGCTCGGCCTGATAGATTTCCTGAAGGATGGCGGAGCGCAAAAAGTGTTGGACACCATGAACAAGACGGCGCGGGCTACAACGCTTGTGAAGCCGATGATCCCGGAGCAAGCACCGACCTGCCCGGAGTGCGGGGCCGTGACCGTGATTCGGGCGGCGGGCGGGAGTTTACACTGCAATCAATGCGGCATCACATGGGCAGACAAGCAGACGAAGCCCACGGACGGGCACGGCATGACGCGGGGGGAATACCTGATGAAGGCGGATGAGAGGCGCCGATGAGCGAGCCGACGCAATGGGTCTGGGTTGTCAGGTATGAAAACTACGATCCGGCTGAAGTCGATTCGATTTGGACGACTGAAGCTGGCGCGAAGACACGGCAAGCTGAATTGGATGGAGACTGGCGAGTTGAACAATGGGAGCTAAAGGTATGAATCGGCGATCCTTTCTGGAAGCCTTTATGATGGGCGTGGCGGGGCTTCTGCGCAAATCGGGGTATTTCACCGTACGCCGGAGCTCGTTTGCGGTTCTTAGTACTATCCGGGCAAGGAGGAAGCGATGATCTTCTATTGGCTGAAGCAATTACTGCGCGCGTTGGCGCGGCTCATCATACCGCCGACGCCGCTGGCGCTGGCGAGAATTGAAGTGAACGCGCGCTGCCCCGTCTGCGCGTATCGGCGCGGGCGGCTGCGTACGGTCGAGGTTGACGCCTCGAAGACCGACAAGCCGCTGAACGCCACCCTTTGCCAACACACCTGCCTAGTATGCGGCGCCCGGTGGTTCGAGCCGCCCATCGTGAAGGTTGACCCAGGCTTCGTTGCCCCTGCGATTGCCCGGAACGCGTTGGAAGAGAAAGAAGATCTGGCTCGGCGGTTAGCTTCAGTGCCACGGGCGACGTGAGGATTTTGGATCATGCTAAATGCCTGGGCGCACAAGATGCTCGATGAGCTCGGCCCGACCTTCTATGGTGAGATCACCTTCACGGTGCGCGCCGGGGAGGTTCGGAAGGTGGCCAAAGTTGAAACGCATGTTGCGCCTGACATCAAGGGTCAGCGCATGGATAATCTGGTGAACGTGAAACCGAAGGGAGACAAACAGTGAAAGAACAATTGAAGCTGCTCGGTCTTCAGGTACGCGACATGACGACGGGCTTCGTCGGCATCGTGACCTGCGTTGCTTTCGATTTGTATGGCTGCATTCAGGCAGTCGTGCAGCCTGCCGTCAGCAAGGAAGGGAAAATCGAGGCCGGGAGATATTTCGATACCAAGAGGCTCCTGGTTCTCTGCGAAAAGCCCGTGATGCCGGTGCCAAACTTCGACATCGTTCCGGGAGGCGAACAACATCACTTGCCGCCATCACGGCCCGAATTGCGCTGAGTCTCAAATAAACCCTTGACAGTGGGACAGATACAAGCGCATGTTGAAGGCTGACTGATTCCGTTCTCGGCCCTTTCCCAGGGACAGAACGCTGGAGTGCTGAAGCGCAGGACCAATAGGCCCGCTCGGCTGCAAGGCTGGGCGGGCCTTTTGGTTTTGATGGCCAACAGTACCTCGCTCGCAATTCGACCGCTCGGCCAGCTCGTAGCATCACTATCCCGCTACGGCCAACAACTCTATCAACCTCCGAAAGATACGATCCGCGGCGTCGAGCCCGATACGTGGTATTCCCCCCTGCAACCCGTCAAGCCGATTGGGCCGCCTGGTATCGAGCCGCGCGGCTTTCAGTATTATGCAGGGCAAAACCTGTTCTGGACTCCTCGCGCGGACGCGGAGTATTGCCTGTCACCAGAGACGCGTGTATTAAAGGCTGACCTGTCTTGGATCGCCGTTTCCGAGTTACGCGTTGGAGACGCGCTAGTTGGATTTGAAGAAGAGAGTACTGGTGGTCATCCCAGGAGTTATAAAAAATCCATCGTTACATCCATAGGTATCGCTAATCTTCCATGTCACGATTTGATATTCGAGGATGGCTCAAGGGTGCGCGCATCGGATAAGCACTTGTGGCTGGCTAAAAGACAACAGGCTTCCAAGTTGGAGTGGATCGCCACAAAGGATCTTAGTCCGGTCAAGAAAAATGACAGTTTTATACGCGTGCTTAAGCCCTTGGAACCTTGGCGATTTGATGACAGTAGGGATGCCGGATACTTGGCTGCCGCTTTTGACGGAGAAGGGCATCTGCGAAAAAACATTCGCATGGGATTCGCTCAGAAATCGAATGCCATGCTGAACGCCGTGATTGGATTTCTAGGAGATAGGAATTTCAATTCCACTGTCAAGCGGCGATCCCTGTGGGACGTGACCGAACTCGAAATCCTTGGAAGAGAAGAAGTTCTTCGGTTTTTGGGTTCCATTCGGCCCTTGCGCCTTTTGAGCAAATTCGATCCCGACAACCTCGGCGAATTGCGTTCAAGAAACAGCGTAGCGATACGGTTGAAGACTCCTGTTGGCAATCAACGGGTAATTACGATTGGAACAAGCACCAAAACATTAATTGCGGAAGGGTTCGCTTCACACAATTCAGCCGCGGACCTCAAGCAACTGGCGACATATCCCCTCGCCCGCATCGCCATCGAGAACGTCAAGGATTCGATGTGCATGGCGAACTGGAAAATTCAACCCAAGCCGGCGCCCGGAGAGAGCCCTAAGGCGGCGATGAAGCGAGGGATTGGCGACAAGAACCTGGTGAAGCTCAACCGATTGTTCGAGATGCCCGACCGCGAGCATACCTGGCCGGAATGGTTGCGTCCGCTTTTGGAAGATATGCTGGTGATCGACGCCTGGACGATTCTCATCCGCAAGACGTTCTCGGGAGAGGTTGTGGAGTTGCCGGTCCTCCGGGGTGATAGCATCGTCCGTTACATCGACGAGAACGGGTGGACGCCGATGGCGCCCGAGCCGGCCTACGCGCAACTCTGGTGGGGTCTCCCTCTCGTCAACCTTTCCACCGATCAGCTTATTTACAAGCCCCGCAACATCGTCCCGCGCAACACGATCTCCTCCCAACTCTACGGCATGAGCCCGACCGAAGAGCTTGCTCGAGAGATCCAGATTGGCATGAAGCGGCTGGAGTTCACGCTGGCCTATTATACGGAAGGTTCAATCCCCGGCGTCGTGCAAGTCGTGCCGAAAGGCATCCCCGTGGAGAAGATCGCCGAGGCCATGCAGTGGATGAACTCTGAGCTTGCCGGGAATCTGGCGAAGCGGCGCCAGTGGCAACTTATCCAGGGATGGAAGGATGATGGCAAGGATGAGCAGATCATCTTCTCGAAGGAGCAATTACTGGCCGACCCCTTCGATGAACTGCATATCCGCAAGGTCGCCTACGGCTACGGGATCTCTCCGCAGCGCCTGGCTCGCCAGATGAATCGAGCTTCAGCCGAAGCATCCCAGGAAGCCTCTGAGGTTGAGGGGTTGATGCCCTACTTCTCCTCGCTCAAAAGCCTCATCGACTTCATCGTCCAGCGCAAGATGGGCTATGCCGACTACGAGATGATGTTGGAGCCGCTGGTTGAGCCAGATCAAGTTAAGCAATCCCAGGTGCTTACGGCCTACGTCAAGGAGGCCATCATCACCCGGGAAGAGGCGCGCGAGAAGCTTGGTGAGGAGCCATCGGGAGTGCCTGAAGCTGGCCAGCTAATGGTGACAACCGGGCAGGGCGCGGTGCCCCTGGGCGCGACCACGCAGCCGGCCGCCAAGCCGGGAGAGGAAGGAGCAGCCGATGGAATTCCTGATAAAGGAAAGGGTGGAGCGGGAGCATCGGGAAGCGATGAAGAGCTTGACGCCGATGGAAACCTCGTCGTTGCTGACGGTCGCGGCAAGCCCCGCAAGCCTGCCAGCACCAACAAGCCCAACGGGGGCGCGGCGGCGAAAGCGAAAACGCAGAACCGGCCTATTGGGTTCGCGGCTGGAACCGTGATCGTCGAGCTGGAACCTCCGCAGTATGGAGTTCTTGAAATTCACGAGGAGGCCCTGGTTAAGGCAAAGCCACGGGCGAAGGATCCGCCCGTCATCCATCCGGGCCGGATGGCGCCGGCGTCGATCCTTGGAAAACACAAGCTGGAGCGAGACCTCACGAAAATCTTCCGCACCATGCACCGGAAGACGACAAAAGTCATGGCTGCGGCCCTGGGCCTTGCGCACGGGCATTTGGCAAAGGCCGAGCCGGACGCCGATATGACCCTGCGGCAGGCCATGGACAGTCTTGCCGCCGAGTGGGAAACGATTGCCCGGTTGGCAAGGAAGCCCCTCACGGATGCAGCCCTGGCAGGTGCTTCCAAGGGCAGTCTCGAACTGGAGATTTCAGCCGAGGACATGCTGACCGGCATCAATGAGACGGCGCGTGACTGGGCTTCAAACCGGGCGGCCGAGTTGGTGGGGATGCTGCGCACGCCCGAGGGCGAGCTCATCGCGAACCCGAACGCGAAATGGGCCATCAGCGACACGACGCGCGAAAAGCTGCGCTCCGTTATTGCGGACGTGTTCGGGCAAGAGGGCAAGATCACGCTACGCGACGTGGAGAACCGGATCGAGCAATCGGGAGTTTTCTCAGACGTGAGGGCTTCGACGATCGCACGAAACGAGATTGCCCGGGCGCAGACTCAGGGGAACTTGATGTCCTGGCAGGAATCAGGGCTGGTGCAGAAGGTCGCATGGAAAACATCGGACGATCACGACCAAAGCGATATTTGCGATGAGCTGGAGAAAGACGGTCCGTACGACGTCGACGACGTGCCGGACCTGCCGGCCCACCCGAACTGCTTGTGCGCCCTGATTTTAACGGAGGCTGAGGAGCAATAATGCCTTACGGGTCAGTCAAGGAAGTTCCGGATTACGTGCCGAAGGCCAAGCGCAAGCAATGGCTCGAAGTTTTCAACAGCGCCTATGCAGCGGCGCTTAAGGACGGCAAAGGAGCGAAGGAGGCGGAAGGGTCGGCCTTTGCTCAAGCGAATGCCGTCGCGGGCCCGAACGCAAAGACAGACAAGGAGACGACCATGAAATCCTTTTCTAAGTTCATCCCGTTCGCCAAGGTGGACGCGGCGCGCCGCGAGGTATGGGGGATCGTGACGGCCGAAGTGCCGGACAAGGACGATGAGGTCTGTGATTATCTCCTCTCGAAACCCTACTACCAGGCCGTCATCGATGAGATGGGCAAGGCGACGGCCGGGGAGAACTATTTTCCCCTGCGCTACATGCACCAGCTTGAGGCGGTGGGGAAGTGCATCGGCTTCGAGTTCCGCGATGCCGACAAGGAAATCTTCATGGGTTTCAAGGTCGTGGACGACCAGGCATGGCAGAAGGTCGAGGAGCGGGTGCTCACGGGATTCTCGCACGGCGGCAAGATCGTTGGGATGCACCCCGACCCGAAGTTCGAAGGCTGCAAGCGGTACATTGCAGATCCGTCGGAAATCTCTCTGGTCGACAACCCCTGTTTGGCGAATGCCCACTTCACGCACATCAAGGCGGACGGCACGGTCGAGCTGTGCAAGTTCCTGCGCGTCGAGTCCCCTGTGCCAGAAATCACCTTCGCGGCCCTGAGCGAGCAAGTGGAATTGCTGAAGACCCAGATCATCAGCTTGACATCCACCGCGTCGACGGCGTTGGCCAAGGCCAGGACGAAGCGTGTGGCGGGGGAAGACCTGCCAGCCTCGGCCTTTCTCATCGTGCTCGATCCAGATAAGACCGAGACCTGGAACCTGCCGGTGAAATTCTCGACCGAGGCCAAATCCAAGAGCCACATCCGAAATGCGCTGGCCCGACTCAATCAGCTTAAGGGCGTGCCCCAGGCGGCGAAGGATGCGGCCTGGAAAAAGCTGGTGGCCCTGGCCGGCAAGTACGGCATCGACGTGGCCGCGGAGAAGACGAAGCTCGCGGCGATCCAGGCATGGATGCGCAAAGCCGTTCGGATCCACGTCAACCGGATCGAGCGCACCGTCAAAGGCGGCAACGTCGGTTATGCGCTCGCAACGCTCGACAACGATCTTGGGCGGCTCGCGAAGGGCTT